CCCTGTTATAAGTGCTACCCCCGATGGACCAGCCATAGAGTTAAGTATTAAGTCATTGTTCCTGCCCGCCACATAGCCGTAGTCGGCAATGTGATCTATAGTTATATTGCCAAATTTCATATTTATAGTATAATAATCTCGCAATTTGCCTTCTAACTGGGTGAAAACCCCTGGCATGACAGGTTTAGGTACTGCCCGACCTATCATTGCTGAAAACATTGAATCTGCTCTTGTCGATGCATCTAAAGCATCTGCATTATTACCATGAATTCTCTGTAAAATATCTTCTATATGCTTAGCGTTGTGAGTAAACATGTACTCACCCCAATACCAAGCAGTGTTAGCTAGCATTGATTCCATTATGTTAGAATCATTCGGTCTGGTTAATTCGCTCAACGTCTTAATAGCATCAACTGATGTGGCAACACCATCCCCTTGCAGTAAGAAGTGGAACGCTGCCCTCTTCAATCCCAATTTAGGCAAACTAAGTCTTCTAGGTAAGTGAGTCCACCAATGTGACTCTACTGTTTCATTTGCCGGCTGAGCTAACCAGTACTTGGCTGCTATTATGGCTGACTGCATATCTTCATGTAATCTATGGTTAACTACAAACTTAATGATGACAGCTCGCATGTCCGCAGCAGAGTAAGTGCAATCTGTGTACAAATTTTCAGGTCCATGGTGTACATATATACTATTTTGTGTGATTGCTAGGTTAATATCTTGATCTATAAGAAACGGGGTAGATCGGAGATTACCACATAGCATTTTGTTCAAGATAGCAGTTTCTTGAGTATTGAAGCCAGATAGATTAAGGTACCCGGCCGCATTCACTAACCTGTCCACTAGAGCATCTTGACTTATATTATTTACGTTATATGCCGATAAGTTTCTTCGTAATTCGTTGTGAGTTGCATTTAAATAAGTGGGCACAATGAACCTGCCACGTTTAAACCCATAATGGTTACCATAGGTAGGACCACTTTCACTGTGACCGTCGTTATACTTGTACATCTCCCATACATGACGTCGGTTTTCAAAGAACGAGTTAAGGTATGTAGGGTTATCTATCATATTTCCATCCCCATCATTGATTCGTGCTGCTGGCAACGCCTCATACCACGTGTGTATATCTTCAATCAGTTTCTGAGTACCAAAATCAGCCCGTGGAAGTGCTGCCCCCGTGTTGCCGCGTGCCACTAATCTGATGAGTAGATCAAGTTTCTTTTCAGTGTCTACTTCGTCAATGAAAGGCTTTAGGTCAGGAGCACTTATTCTAATCAAATAATCAGTCTTTTCCATACGCTCTGCTATTCTTAGAGTTTGATAGTGCGCGTACATCAGATATAACAAAGCAATAGCATTATCATAGTAATCTGCTGCAAAAACTGCGTTGTAAAGCCGCCCATACCTGGCTTCTTTGACGTCAGATGTTACTCCAAGTTCTCGAAGACGTTTAATTATAGCAGCCTCGTTCGGTAATCCCTCTGTAGTAATAAACTGCTTATTCATACCGAAATAACTATGCTTTTCAAACGATAGTTCTACCGTTTGTTTTATACCGTACACCGTAGCATACGATGCGCATTTAGTACGTCTACGCAATTGAAACTTTTCTCCCGAAGCTTCGTCTAAAGAGCTCGGGGACATGCCAGCTATTTTATTAGCATCAGAACTTTGCAACACATCCCTGCGTTGCTGCTGGTAATCACCAACATGTATTTTTTCTTTTGATACCGAGGATACTCCCAGACCTAAGTTAGTCTTGACCATGATAAGGCCGTTTTTGAACGATTCAATCGTTCCATTTGTGTTTATGATGTTCTTAAGGTAATCCATTGTGAATGGTTTGAGTGC